AAAGCTCGATCGAGGCTTCGGGGCCGAGCACGCCGAGCCAATCGATCATTGTCGGCAAGCCAGGGTCCGATGCGCCGGTTTCGATCAGGAAAATGTAGCTGCGCGCCCGGCCCATCCGCTTCGCCAGTTGAGGCCTCGTTAATCCAAGCTTTTCGCGGGCTTTGATGAGGGCCGTTCGTTCTCGGATCATCTTTCAAGTTTATTTTAACGCAACTCCGTAAGTCAAGGTCGGGCCCAAGAACCGTTTGACAGACCGTTCGCGTATGTATTAGGTTTAGAAAATGCAAACCCCTGATCCGCCTAAGAAATCGAAGCGCCGACCGAAACTCCACTACATGCGCGAGTGGCGCTTGCTGCGAGACATGACGCAAGAAGAGCTCGCCGAACGCATCGGGTCGACAAAAAGCCTTGTTTCCCGCTACGAAGCGGGCGTTACGGGCATGAGCTTAGAGTTAATGTTTCGGGTAATGGACGCGCTGAGCGTCGGCCTCGAGGAATTCTTTGAGCATCCCGACAAAGCCGAGAGAACAACCGCGCGGTTGTTAAAAATTAAACGCTTTCATCGGCGGATCAAACGCGAAATTGAACAGTTGTAAACTAGCGGCGGGTCGCTCGATCGTTTCCGACCCCCGCTTGACATGAGTTTCGGAATAGTAAACTTTCGGGAATGGCTCGCACCAATCCCAACGCTTCGGCCGCTTCGGAACCCCCCTCGGCGGCTGAGCTAGTCCCGGCGGACGAACGCCGAACCACCGTCTCGGCCGCCGGGGCGCCATCCGATCCGATCCTTCTCATGATCGCCAACGCGGCCCGCGACCCGGCCGTCGATATCGAGAAGTTTGAACGCCTCATGGCGCTGCGCGAGCGGGCCGGCCAGGCCGATGCGCGCCGGTCGTTTTTCGCGGCGCTGGCCAAGGCCAAGGGCGAATTCGGGCCGATCATCAAAAAGCGCGTCGTCGACTATGAGCACAAGAGCGGCGACGGCAAGACGAACTACAAATACGAGGATTTGGCCGACGTCGGCGTCGTGGTCGACCCGGTCCTGTCCAAGTACGGGCTGAGCTTTCGCCACAAGTCGAGCCAGGAAGGATCGAAGATCAAGGTCACGTGCATCCTCTCGCACGAGGACGGCTATTCGGAGGAAACCTCGCTCGAGGGCGTCGAGGACAAGTCGGGGATGAAGAACCCTAACCAGGCGATCGCCTCGACGGTCACCTATCTGCAACGATACACGCTCAAGGAGGCCCTCGGCATTGGCGCCGGGCGCGACGACGACGGCCAGGGCGGCTGGCCGCTCGATCCGGTCATAGAGGCCGACGACGTCGCCTATATCGAGCAATTGCTGCGCGACACGGACAGCGACGTTCCCAAGTTCCTCGAGACGATCGGCGCGCCGGCGACCGCCGAGCTCACGCTCACGCAATACAAGCGCGGCGTCGGCCTCCTCAACGAAAAGAAGCGGAGAGCGGCGAGTGGAACAAAGGTCGGATGAGTGGTTCGAAGCGCGCTGCGGTTCGCTCGGCGCGTCCAAGATCGGGGTTGCGATCGGGCGGCTTAAGCGGTCGGGCGAGCGCACAGCGGCGGCGATGGATTACCAGTTCGAGCTCGCCGCCGAGCAAATTACCGGCGTGCCGGCCAAGCGCTCTAATCCGATGTTTTGGGGCAAGGAGCACGAGGACGAGGCGCGCGCGTCCTATGCCTTCCTGACCAACCTCCCGGTCGTCAAGATCGGGATTATCCTTCACCCGACAATCCCCGACGCGCACGCCTCGCCCGATAGTCTGGTGGGCGACGAGGGCGGCCTCGAGCTCAAGTGCCCGACGTCGGCGACGCATCTGCGCACGCTCCTCGAGGACGCCATCCCCGAGGACCATCTGCCGCAACTCCATTGGGCGATGGCGTGCTCGGGGCGCGCCTGGTGGGACTTCGTGTCCTACGATCCGCGCTTCCCCGACGGCCTGCAATTCTTTCAAAAGCGGCTCATGCGCGACGAAGCGGCCGTCGAAGCCCTGGAAGCCGAGGCCCGCCTGTTTCTCGGCGATGTCGCCGCCAAGCTTAGCCAACTCCATGAGCGCTATCCGATATGACATTCGCCCGCCGCACCACAGTCACCGTCGAGAAGTCGCGCGCCGAAATCGAGCGCGTGGTGAAGCGCTACGGCGCCAAGGGTTTCGTCTCGGGCTGGCAAGACAACCGCGTGCGGATCGAGTTTCTTGCCCGCGATCGCCATATCCGAATGGTGATGCTCGAGCCCGACGCCGAGCAACACAAGCGCGCGAAATGGCGGTCGCTTCTCCTCCTCGTCAAAGCCAAGCTCGAGGCGGTCGACGCGAAGATCACGACATTCGAGGAGGCCTTCCTCGGCGATATCGTCATGCCCGACGGCCGCACCGTGTACGAGCAAACGCAAGAGCCGATCAAGATTGCCTACGAGAAGAAAAAGCCGGCCAACCTGTTGAGCGCGCCGTGAGGCTCACGCGCCAGGTGACCGAGACGAACCGGGCCGAGCTCATGGCGGCGCTCAAGGCCGCCCCGATCGGCGCGACGTTCGAGCTCGTCGACGACCCGCGCACGACCGCGCAGAACAAGCTCATGTGGGCGTTGCTCAACGAGGTTTCGTCTCAACTGCCGTGGGGTCCCGACAAGCTCCACTACGAGCCCGAGGACTGGAAATGCGCCTTCATGAAAGCGGCCGGCCACAAGCTGCGGTTCATGCCGGCGATCGACGGCAACGGCGTGGTGGCGCTCGGCTATCGCTCCTCGAGGCTCTTCAAGGAGGAGTTCGCCGACCTGATTGAGACGATATACTCGCAAGGCCTCCAAAGAGGGGTCGTTTTCCAAGGATGAAACCATGCCCGCTCAACTGCCAACCCCGCCGGTCCGCATCGCCCGCCTTCCCAAAGACGAACGCGGCTATCCCATCCCGTGGTTCGTCGCCTACTTCAAGGACGGCGAGGAAGCGCCGCGCAACGATCCCGACGCCAAGCCAGACTTTCGCATCCTGGCGACTGGCAAGCGCGAGCTCGCGGTCAAGCGCAAGCTCTGTTGGGTTTGCGGCGAGCCGCTCGGGCGCCATCAAGTCTTTCCGATCGGCCCCATGTGCAGCGTCAACCGGACGACCATGGAGCCGCCCTGTCACCGCGACTGCGCCGAATATTCCGTGAAGGCCTGCCCGTTCCTCACCGTGCCCCGCCGGCGGCGCGACGAAAGCGGCCTCGAGGGGATCGAGCACCACGTCGCCGGCGACATGATCGAGCGCAATCCTGGCGCGACCGCGCTTTGGGAAAGCGGCTTTAAGATTTTCAGGGTTGAGAACGGTTGGCTCATTCGGCTCGCCGAGCCCGCCCGCGTCGATTGGTGGACAAAAGGACGTCTCGCGACGCGAGCGGAAATTATCGAGGCGATCGACGCCGGCTACCCGACGCTTTTGGAGGCGGCCAAGCGAGACGGCGCCGAGGCGATCGCCGAGGTCGAGGTCTATCGGGTGCGCGCCATGAACTACTTGCCGGCGGCCGCATGAGCCGCCGGGCGCGCCGCGAATTCTCGCTATCCGATCGGATCGCCATTCGCGGGCGCGCCTCCGATGCGTGCGGCCGCGTCCATTGCGAGCGTTGCGGGCGTTGGTGTCAGAAGAAAGCCGACTACCAAATCGACCATATCATCGCCGAGGGCTTGCGCCCGGCCGCCGACCTGGCGCGCAAGCTCACGCCGGCCGACGGGCAGTTGCTTTGCGTCGCCGCCTGCCACCCAACCAAGACGGAAGCCGACAAGGGTCGCATCGGCAAGGCGGTGCGCATCGAGGGCGCGCATGTCGGCGTGAACAAGCCGCCGCGCCGCAAGATCAATTGGGGCCACGACAAAGAGCCCAAGCCCACGCTCAAGAAGGTCGCCACCGGGCGATCACGCATCGCAAGGGAGTACGGGATATGAATGAACGACCAGGCGTCGACCGCCTTCGAGAGGCCATGCACCGCGCCAGCGATGAGGAGGCCGGCGATGTAGGCCGCCAAGCGATCGCCACCGCCCTCGCCGAGGTTGAGCAGCCGGCCGAGCGCTACAAGCCGACCGAGGAAGAGGACCGCCAGCGCTTGAACGACGCGGCCCTCGGCGACGTCATCGAAATGGTGGCGCGCCATCGCATGCGGCTCGGCCGCCGGGTGTGCTCGATCAGCGACGCCAAGGTCATCCGCATGGCGCACGAGCTCATGCGTTCGATGGCCGACGCGAGCGGCGGCAACGATAGCGATCCGAGTTTCCAGTGAACGCGCAAAGCCCGCGCGGCGCATTGTTGGGCCTCGAGGACGCCGCGAAACGCGTTGGCATGAGCACCGAGGCGTTTCGCCGCGTGGTGAAGGCCGGCAAGGGCCCACCCGCGACGAAGCGGCCAGGGTCGAACCGCTGGCTTATATGGGCCAACGAGCTCGACGCCTGGTTTGACAGCGGGCGGGTTAGCGGAGCCGCTCTAACCACGCATCAAATTCAACCGTGAAAAACAACCAACGATTGGAGCCAGGACGCTTGAACCCCGGCGGACACATGCCGGCGACGGCAAGCGTGCGCAACGTGCTCCCGCTCATCTTGCCGCGCTTGGCCGCTTCGGCCAAGCTCATAAGCTGGCCTTTCGGGTGCGGGTGCGGGTTCACGCCGCCACCCGCTTGAACGGCACGACGTTCGTGAGCGCCTCGAGTTGAGCGCCCCAAGCGTCGAGCGCGAGCCTTTGATCCTCGACCGTCTCGGCCGCGTTGTAGACGCCGGCCACGCCCTTACGGACGCCCGTCAAATGGCCGAGCAAATCCTCGACGACCAACGGATGGACTTTCGCCTTGTGCATGCGCGTCGCGACGGTGCGGCGGATATCGTGCAACGTCCATCGATCGCCGGCCGGCATAGCGGCGCGGACCTTCGTCGTTTGCTTGTCCCAACCTTGCAACGGCGCGCGGAAGCCCGAGCCCTCGCCGAAGATGTAGGCGCCGGGCGCAAGCCCTTCGACGCGCATCGTGAGCAACGCAACGATCGCCTTGGCCATCGGGATCACGCGCGCGCGGCCGGTCTTGGAAACGATCGCCGGGATTGTGATCGTGCGCTCATCAAAGTCGAACCAACGCGGCTGCATGCTCGCGCCCTCATCGCGTCGCGCGGCGGTATGCAAGAGCACGCGCATGAAGTCGGAAAATGTCGAGCGGTCCGACGTCGCGCTCATCATCGCGGCGAGCTCGGCGTCGGTCAGCACACGGGCGCGCTCGCGGCTCTTCTCGCTCACTTGCTTAGGCACGCGATCGAGCACGTTCTCGCGCGCATGATCGCGGAGTTTCGCCCACCCGAGCCACGCGCGAATTTCAGCATGCGCGCGGTTCGCGGCGATCGGTCCGCTGTTGGTTCGAACGTCGTCAAGATGGCCGACCATTTCAGACTGCGAAATCGAGGAAACGGCGCGCTCCATAAGCGGCGTGAGGATGCGCCTCAAACGCTGCATGCGATCCCGCCGCGAGACTTGCTTGAGGGGCGCGTCGGCCAGGAAGCTCGGCTCGTATTTGTCGAGCGAGGTTCGAACGTCAACCGAGCGCGCGCGCTCAACATGCTCGGCGACAATCGCATCCTTTTTCTCGACGCTTGGGTCTTTGCCTTCGCTGAGCGCGACACGATGGCGGTGAACGATCTTTCGCGCCTCGTCGAGCGACGTCGCGGGAAACGAAATGCGCGCGTTTTTCTTGGTGAGCGGCGAGCGAAATTCAAACGACCAAGACTTGAGGCCGGTCGCCGTGATGCGCAGCACGAGGCCGCGCTCGCGCAATTCTTTGAAGCCTGTTTTCGGCGCGGGCGTGGTGTCGACGATTTTCTGAGTGAGCGGCTTAGTCACTTGGTTTTTCCTTGTTCTTCTAAGAGCGGGGTCGTGTGGGCTGTATGTGGGCAAAGAACGCCTTGGCACGTGTATATAGGTCACGTGCTCGATGCCGTCAAGCACCGTCTCGCACCAACAAAAGCAACCGACTGCGAGGATTTGGGGGTTGAGTGCGTCGGCCCACATAGGGGTCCGTATGTGGGCAGGAGGCGACTGAAAATTACGGTGTCGCTGGTTCAATTCCAGCCCTGGGCACCACTTCCTAAGTCTCTGAAAAGAAAGAGAAAAAACCCCGGATCGTAGGGCCAAAAAAAGAGCCCTGCCCACACGGCAAAACCCGGCTATGTGGGCAGTATGTGGGCAAAAGGAGGAACCGGATGCGCCAATGCGGCGACTGCCAACTGTGCTGCAAGCTCCTCCCCGTGCGGTCGCTCGACAAGGGCGCCGGCGAGAAGTGCAAGCACCAACGCCACCACAAAGGCTGCTCGGTTTATTCGCGCCTGGGGGTCGTCTCGCCTGAGTGTCGGATATGGTCCTGCCGATGGCTCACCGAGGACGACACGGCCGAGCTCTCGCGCCCCGATCGGTCGCACTACGTGATCGATATCATGCCCGACCATGTCACTCTGCAAAACAATGAGACTGGCGCGATCGAGCAAATCCAAGTCGTGCAAATTTGGGTCGACCCTGGCTATCCCGACGCGCACCGCGATCCGGCCTTGCGCGCCTTCCTCGAGCGCCGCGCCAAGGATCGGATCATCGGCCTGGTGCGATACGATAACACGAGCGGCATGGGGCTTTTTCCGCCCTCACTTTCCGAGGGCGGGAAGTGGATCGAATATGCGAACGGCGTGACGGTGAAAGAGCGCTCGATCGCCGAGACGCTCAAGGCGCTCGGCGGCAAACTTGAAATTAGCATCGTTGAGAAGTAAATACGTCTCGCTCAAGGAGAATAAAATGTGCTTGTTAGACGTGCTTATCTTCGCCCTATTCAGCCTTGCCGGCGCGGCTCTCGCCGACGCGTTCGACGGCCGTAACCGCCCGCCGCCACGAGTGCGGGAAACCACCGAGGCCGAGCGGATAGCGAAGGCCTCTGGTCGACCTATTGACCCGGTAATTGCCCGGCGGCGCCCTGGCTGAAGATGAGCCGGCGGACCGCGTCGCGAAATGGCGCATCGGGCAGGACCGGCGCTTGCGATCGCCCGGTCGAAAACGCGGTGCGCGCAGCGGCGAGGGCGCGTTGCTGTGCAAGCGCGCCGGCGGCGTTCAATCGGTTCTTGAGAAGGAAGCCGGCGCCGAGGCCGGCGATGTCCTCGGGTATCTGAGCCCACGCCGGTTGATGGCCCTCTTCCGTGCCGGCCAGGCTCAAGGCCCCTGCGCCAGCAAAGCCGATCCCTGGCCAAAGCAGATGATGTTTCAAATCCCACATCGTTAAGCCCTGGCCGCTGGTCAGAGGCTTTTGCGCGGTCGCGGCGAGCGTGTCGGCCGCGTCATATTGCGGTGTGCCTGGCTTAATGAAGCCCTGGCCTTTCTTGCTCGTCAGATAGCTGCCCATCTGCGCGCCGAGGTCGGGCCCGGTTGCGACTTGGCTCTTGGCGATCATATCGTTGAGCGTGTCGACGTCTTTCGCCCGCCCGTGGATCAGGTCGCCGGCCTTTTGCACAAGCCCCGCATAGCCGGCCGCTTGTGGTGTGCCGGCCGGCACGCCGGCGAACGGCAAGCCATTGTCCATGACGTTTTGAAGAGCCGACTTGAGCTTCGGCGCGAATTCTTGATCCTGCACCGTCGAGCTCGGGCTCGAGGCGATCTTGTCGAGGCTGCGCTGCGCCTCCTGAATGTTGCGCCCGGTTAACTGCGGGGTGTTGTACATATCGTCGAGAATGGCCGACGTTCCTTTGGCCTGGCCGAGGCGCTTGCCCGTGAGGTCGGTCGTGCTGCCGATCGATTGCCGGAACGCGTCGAGCTCGGGGTGAACTTCGCTCTTTGCGTTAAAGATGATGTTGTCGAGCGGCTTGTAAATTTGCTTCGCCGTGGTGTGGAGGTCGTCGGCCGAGACTGGCGGCGCGAGCTTGCCACCAGGGCCGCGCGGCGCGCCGCCGACGCCCCCGAACAATGAGCTTACGCCGATATCCCATGGCGAAAACGCCTCGTTATGGCCCGCCTCGGCTGCTGCGGTCGCGCCTCCTCCCGTGATCGCGCCGGCAAGCGGACCGGCGAAGCGGCCGGCGAGCGGGGCGATCGCAGTCTTAACGCCGGTGGCGACGTCGCCGAGCGGGCCGCCGCCGGTCATGTTCGCGGCGATCGTGCCGGCCGGGCCGAGCCGCTCGCTGGCCGCCGCCGTGTCCGCCTGCGCCGACTTGAGGTTGGTCAGATAGTCCGTGCCCTTGGTGTTGCCGGTGACGTCGCCATAGAGCGCTTTGATGCTGGCGAGCGTGCTGTCGCCGGTCCCGTAAGTATTGGCGGCCGTGCGGGCATAGTCGGCCGCCGCGCCGCCGATCTGTCCGATGCCCTTTCCCCACTCGGAAAGGTGCGCGAGCATGAAGTCTTTCCACGACGCGTCGGCCGGCTTCTCGAGCACGCCCATTTGGCCGAGCGAGGCGGGGCCGGGCTGCGCGATATCGCTCGAGGCGTCCGCCGCCGGCGGTGGCGTGAAGTTATCGAACGCGCCGCCCTTCTTCGCGGCCGGCGGCGTGAAATTGTCGAAAGCGCCCATGCGTCATAGTCCCGACGTGTCGTAATTGTTCGCCTTCAAGTGGGCGATCACGGCGTCGCGACCATACTTCGCGATGTTGGTTTTGGCGCTCGCCAGATCGTCGCTCGAAAGGGGCTTTAGCGAGACGCTTCCCGCTTCCGCCGGCGAGGCGGCCTTCTCGGGGCGCGAGCCTTGGCCTTTCACGAAAAGGTCGCCGCCTGGCTTATAGATCGGGTCGACGTTCGCATAATCTTCGTCGCTCAAATTGGGGCTGTCGAGTTGCCCCGCCGCGCCGAACGCTTGCGCGCGCTTGAGCTTCATCTTCTTAATGTAGTCTTGCACGCCCTGGCGGAAATCGGCCGCCGATTGAGCGCGGTTCGTCATGGTCGACTGGCCCGGCAAGTCTTGCTTGAGCTCTTGTTGAGTTATGCGGCCCGCGCCTTTGAAGTCCTGCACGCCGGCCGCGTATTGGTTGCCCATGACCTTGTCATAAAGCGCGAGCGCGTCTTGCGTGGTCGCCGCCATGCCTGGCGTGTCCTTGGTCTTGTGCTGGTTTGCCCACCCGCCGACGATATCGTCGAGGCCAGGCTTGGCGAGCAACGCCTCGCTGTCTTTGATGATGTTGTCGTAGGCGTCCGTGGCGTGCGGCAAATTCGACCGATCGGCGGCGACGTCTTTGGTCCGCTGGTTTGCCTCGGTGATGGCCGACGCGCGCCCGGTGGCGAACTCAACCGGGCCGGCGAGCTCGGGCTTGGCCGCGAGCATGTCGGCCTCGGTCTTGTTGGGGTTGGACTTCATCCACTCGCGACGCGCTTGTGAGAGCTCGCGCTGCGTCGGGTCGCCGGTGAGGCCCATTTGCGCCTCTTGGATCTTCGCAACCTCGGCCCCGAAGCCCTCGGGATTGGAGGCATACATCGTTTGAACGGCGGCGATCGGCAGGCCCATCGCGTCGGCGATCGCCGGCAAATTCTTCTGCATGTCGGCGAGGCGTTGCTGTTGCTGATTATACTGCGTCAGCTTCATCACATTGCCCATGAGCGAAGCGGGGTCGCCGCTCTGGTTGCTCATCGCGTCGATCATGGTGGCGCGGTCGCGCGGCTGCGCGAAGCCGGCGGCGATCATGCCGATCCCGCGATTGAATTGCTCGTTGGATTGCTGGCGCTGCATGAGTTGCACGAACATGGAGCCGAGGTCGGGCGGGGTCTGGTAGGCCGTCGGCCCCTGCGGTGGCGGGGCCGGCCCCCCCGAGGCGCCAGGGGGGCCGGCTTGCCCTGTCGCGCCCGTGGGAGGGCCGCCAAGCGCGGCAAGAGGTTGAGGGCCGGCTGGCGAGCCTGGCTGGCCCGGCAATTGGCCCAAAGTGGCGTGGATTTGCATAGCAGGGTCAGGCCGGCCCATCGCGCCTTGGATGAGATCGAAGAGGCCAGGCATGGCTCAGCTTCCTTTCTGTAGGCCGCGCAAGATTTGGCTAAAGTTTTGTTGGAAGCCCGAGCCCGCCCCGCTTTGCGCCGGTTGCCAATTGGCCAGGAAGTTTTGCAGCACGCCCGGCGACGGCTGGCCGGCGCTAGGAGCCGCTTGCGGCACGGTCGCGCCGGGTGTCGTCACGTGGCCCGGGTTGGCGAGCATGCCGAGCGTTTGCTGCCAATTGTTGGGCGCGGCCGCTGCGCCGGCGGCCGCTGCGCCCGGGCTACCCGGGTCCGGGCTGCCCGCCTCCGGGCTACCTGGATCCAGGCCCGGCTCCAGGCCGCGGACGAGCGCGAGGGTGCCGGCCCGCTTGGCCCAGTCCCGGATCGACGCCTGCAGGGCCAGTTGCTCATCGGTGGCAGCGATCGGCACCCGGCCCTCCTCGTCACAGCGGCTGACAGAATTAGAACACGTTATAGTCCTCGCGGCCAGCCGCCTGGTGGGGCGTCAGCACCGCTTGATTGCTACGCTGAACCCAGCACCAGCCGGGCGGCAGCCAGGCTGCAGGAGAACAGGGGGGACACGGATGGCGACGCCGAGAACAAGTACCATCGGCTCATCCGGTACCAGCGGCGAGGCGGAGCTCACCTCGGCGGCCCAGCGCGACCGCCGCAAGCGCATCCTCGATGCCACCCTGGCCCTGGCCGCCAAGGGCGGCTACGACGCCGTCCAGATGCGGACCGTGGCCGAGCAGGCCAACGTGGCCCTGGGCACGCTCTACCGTTATTTCCCCTCCAAGATTCACCTGCTGGTCTCGGCCCTGGCCCGCGAGTTCGAGCGGACGCAGCAGAAGCTGGACCGCGCCCCGATTCCGGGTGACACGCCGTACGAGCGGATGCTGTACGTCCTGGGCCGGATCACCCAGTACATGCAGCGCGACCCGATGCTGACCGAGGCCATGACCAGGGCCTTCATGTTCGCCGACCCGAGCGCGGCGGCCGAGGTCAACACCGTGGCCGCGCTGATGGAGCGGACGCTCACGCGGGCCATTCACGAAGGCGAGCCCACCGCCGACGAGGCGGCCATCGCCCGCATCATCGGCGATGTCTGGCTGTCGAACCTGGTCGCCTGGGTGACCCGGCGTGCGTCGGCTAACGACGTCAGCAACCACCTCGAACTGGCGGCCCGGCTGCTGCTGCGC